AAGGAAAGTGTCAGCAAGATTAGCAGCATTATCATACGTACTGCCTGTACTGACTGTCGTCTTATCATCGTCTAGGATTGTTCTTATTAGTTTTGTAGTCTTGGGGGTAGTAGTCACAAACACTTTAGGGTGTTTACCTAGACGTAGACCAAACATCATCATGTCCCAAGTGTCTTGTGCATTACGCCAAGCACAAAGCTCATCACACCATGCACTGTAAGCCTGTGGTCCACGAAGACGTTCTGGGTCTTCTGCTGAGAAGAATACCGCCTTAGCACCATTCTCCCATGTTAAGCTATTGTTTGTGGGAGACCAAACAGGATAACCAATGTGTTTACCACGATACGTCTCATCACCACTCCAACATACATTCAGAAGGCCAGAGTCACCTTCAACCATAACTCGTCTGACATCACCTTTGGTAGGGGCGACACAGTGTACAATCTTGTCACCGCTTCTAATCCGATGGCGAACCCACTCTGCACCTGCTCTAGTCTTACCCCAACCACGTCCTGCCAAGGCGACCCATGTGTTCCATGTACCTTCAGGCTCCAGTTGCTCAGGTCTAGCCCAAAATCCCCAATCATGTCTTAGCTCTTCCGCTTTCTTTGGGCCTAGCTCTTTTAAGATAGCAGCTACTTCCTCATCAGGAAGACTACGTAATACGTCAGCCGTTATCTTCGTCTGAGGTTGCATCGGGGGATTTCTTTCCTAAGAGGGTAATTAGGGAGTCAATAGCAGATTCATCAGTGTCAGGGTCTTCTGATAGCTCTTGCTCGTTTACTGTAGATGTTGGTGACCATCCACCTTTACTACGTAGGAATAGTTCTTGAGACTTAAAGTCTCCTTCTAATGCCTGTTGTATAACGACAGAACCTACTTGTCCAACTATAGCAGCTTTAGTGTCAGCTATATCCTGTCCATATAACTTATAGAAGGTAGCCGTACTGCTAGGAGCATTCTGGTACTTCTGAATAGACGCAAGGATATCTTTAACAGACACACCATTACGTATGCCCTCTTTAACCTTCTTGGCTATAACTTCACTATATGGGATTGCTGGGATCATTTGTATCACGACAAGGATAAAAGTATATTTAGTAGTCCTCACCCATCGGCAAAACCATACTCTGCTTAACCAACTTGGAAAGTTACGTCTTGGTTGAGTGAGAACGACAAAACATACTTATGTATATAACTTAAGTAATCTAACTATTAAGTATATATAAACTAGATAGTATATTAAACTATAAGAAAGTATCTTATGTATATACTTAAGTATAGTGTCTTCACTTATATATATGTACTTTTTTCGTGGTTTTGCTACCACAAATTTAAACTTTTTTATAAACTGTTGTTTTCTAACGAATCTTTTTTGTCGTTTTGTAGGTGATTCTTAAGAAGGTAGCCGATGTTGTCAATATTTGTTACAACTTTGTGACTATTTGGTATATGTGACATTTGGTCACACCTGAACTAATTTTCTTATGTTGTAGATGTAGGGGTATACACCACCACCCGAAAGGATAGGTGGATAATCCCAAGGGGCCCCATTGGACTATACTTTGGTATAGCTTAGGTATACTTTGGGGTAATGTGTAACATTTTTGCAACACTTTGGTATAAAATTAGGGGTTGACAAACATTTTTGCTTGACACTTAGGGCGAATCGGCAGGTCTCTACGAATCGTTTAATTGAACAAGCGTTCAAATTATAGGTATTGAACAAGCGTTCAAATAATACCCAACTAGTTGAGTCGGGAACAAAAAAGGGCCGACCCAAGGGCCGACCAGTTAGGGAGTCAACTTATGTGAAAGATTAAGCGGCTTGCTCTTCATTCATTGCCCAGAGTCTAGCCTGTATGCGGTTGTAAATCTCACCGTAGGCGATACGACAAGCCATGTCGTCATATGACATGGGGGTATCACTGAAGCACTCAGCTACGAACTCTTCACCCTGTGTCGTATCACAGTTGCGGCACAAGTCGTGTGCTTTAGCGTAATAGATAACGTATTCGCTACCATCTGCGGACTCTGTTGCCCAGTCCATAGCGTCATCAAATGTGGGTGCATCTGCGAAAATATCATCTGCGATTGAGTTGCAGTATTCTGTTAGTGAAAAGTCGTTGATCATTGTTTTGTTCCTTTTGTCTGTGTTGATATGTTATATATACGGTGATTCGTGGGTATGGTCAACCCCTAAAGCGACTCCCAAAATACAATCGTTAGGACGCTAAACGCCGCAACAGTAGCGCACAACATGGCGGCGATTGCCTCGGCACCATCAAAGACAAAAGGCGCAAAACATACGACCACTAAGGTGAAACACCAGATCAAAAAGGCTGCGGTTTGGATTAAAAGGTTTTTCATAGGTTTGACTCCATTGTTTGTTGTTATAGGTAGACCCTAACCGATTCGTTGGCTAGGGTCAAGCCCTTATTTAAGGGATTCTAGTGCCTCATTCATTTCTTTATATAAGGGCCAATTAACCATAATAACTGAAAACGGATACTTTTTGGCGTGGTTAAAAATGCGCATTGCGTTCTTTTCAGTTGGTGACTCAATCCATGCTTGAACTAGTTTTTCCATTGTATCGACTCCTTGTTTCTTTCGATAATTAGACCCTAGCCGATTCGTTAGCTAGGGTCAAGCGTTATTTTATGCTTTTTGCATTGCCTTTTTTGTTGCAAGGTAGGCTTCAATTCTTCTTGACAATTCGATTAAATCTAAATCCTGACTCGCTTGAGTCTTATACTGGCGATTCGGTAGTGCTTCAATCATTGTCCACATTTGATTACGCTGAGTGTCTAAAATATGTGACAACTGTTCTTTAATATCTACTGACATTTTTGACTCCTTGTTTTGTCGTTTCGATGGAATCAATTTAGCCTGATTCGCCAGACCTGTAAACCTATCCTAAAGTATATAAAACCTATCCTTTGGTATATAGAGGCTATACAATGGGTCGATTTTTGGGGTAAAGCGTTTTTTATGACCTAGGGTACCCGAAAAGGCTTTCGGCACTCTGAGGGCCGTTTTAGAGCCTCTCAGACCCTATTGACTCCAGACCTAGAATCAGTGTTTGATCTGGGGTTATCTACGAATCAGTCGGAGTCGCCTTAAAAGTGTATTGCACAAAATGCATATCACCTATGCAAAAAATGCATAGCCGACTCTTTTTGTCGGGAATGACTGATTCGGTCGTGCGGTTATCTGATTCGCTGTCGTCCGTCAATCGGATTCACGAGTCAAGCGAAAAATACTTGCGAATCGTTGTATTTCAGCCACACTATCCTGATTCCCTTGTCAACTATCCTTTTGTGCCATTGACAGCAAATTTGGATATACGAATCACTACCCGAATCGGTATATATACTAAATATCCTGTCAACCTATACTTTCGTACTATTGACCTATCCTTTGGTATAGCGAACCTACCCTTTTGTATTGATTCGGGCAAATTTGGGTATACGACTGGAATTTTGGGTAGTACCCCCTCCAGTGGAAATAAGGACATACCCCTCCAGTGGAAATTAGGGTTGACCCCTCCAGTGGAAATTAGTAATCTACTTACGAATCACCCCCGCAGTGGAAATTAGGAGGTACACATGAAAGTAGGCGACCCATACGTAGGTGAAGATGGACAATGGTACTTTAGAACGGAGAAAGATGTAATGGTATTTGAACATACTACATATAATGATGAGTTTGCACTTCATGCATTAGCAGAAGGGTTCAAAGTATATGTAGCCCACCCAGAGGATGACTATGATCAACTGTTTAACGCATGGCAAATAGAAGATGCCAAAGGGCATCTGTTCGTTATCAGAAAGGAGAATCATAATGGGTAAAGTAAACGCAATGTACCAAGACAAAATAGGAGCAGAATATGAACGTGGGGCGATCAATGCTTATTATGGTCGTCGTCCTAACCCAAACACCTCAGACGTATATCTATTAGAAGCATACATGGAAGGCTACAATGAAAAACCGTATGGAGAAAAAGATCATGGATACGATGACTAACCACTATATCATATCTATCTTACACAAAGACCATTCCATTACACCCCTATGGGTTGGTCGTAAGTATGGTCGTGTAGCTGCTATGCTACGTGCTGAACACCTGCAAGAAACTTGCGAATTTGAACTAAAGGCACTTGACGGAGAAAGATTTATTCCGTACAGTCTTAAACAGGAACAGTAGAAAAGGAGAATCATCATGGGTATCATTATTCCAGACACAGAATACGCAGATGCAGAGATATGGGTTAAAACAATAGATAAGCCATTTTTTGAGGATGAAACTGGTCATCTATTAACTATTATTCCATTTCGTATGGGTGGTTGGCAGAGTGATGATAAGTTCAGAGAAAATGTTTTTAAAGTAGCAGATACCCTAGAGGAAACTTATCAACATTATCCAGATGCAATAGGTATTGAAGTTAAGTTCAAAAACAACTATGTTAATTGTTAGAAACAAACGAATCAGGAGAATCACTATGACTAACTATGTTGCAAAAGATGTTGTACTTCAAACACTTACAAAGATTGGATACAATAGAACATTCCATGTTGTCTTTGACAAGGCTGATGGTGAAGAACGTGAGATGGACGCAATGATGATCCAACCAGATCGTCCAGTGTTCAAAGAAGTAGAGAACATGCCAGTGATTGACATATGGAAAGAAGCATGGCGTTCATTCAATGTTAATCGTGTAAAACAGATTGTGATAGAATCATGATGACCAGTGTTCTCATGTGCCTTGCGATGAATGTGTATCACGAGGCACGTAGTGACCATACTATCGGACAATATGCAGTAGCCCATGTGGTAATGAACCGTGTAATGTCCGATAGATACCCTAACAGTGTCTGTGATGTCGTTAAGCAGGGATACGAAAAGGGTAAACACAAATGCCAGTTCTCATGGTACTGCGATGGAAAATCTGATACACCAACAGAACCTCGTGCATGGGCATTGGCAACATTAGTTGCGTATGATGTATTGAATGGTACTGTACCTGACATTACATCTGGTGCTACACACTATCATGCAACCTACGTTAAACCCTATTGGGCTAAACACTTTAAGGAGACAGGGAAATATGGATCACACGTATTCTATACCGCCCCAGATGGAAAATGAACTGATGTTACTAGGTCTACTACCCACAACGGAAATAGAGGCATTAGAAGAAATAACAGACTCACGCAGTATCTGCATGGCTAAAGGCTACTACAGGAACCCCTACGATGAAAATAACGAGATATTGTTTTAGACTGGTCACTGCCTTATCTGTGTTGTTGAACGTAATACTAGGGGGCAGCAACAACCAAACATTCTCTGCTCGTAACTGGCAGTGGAAAAAGGACAAGAGACCCAACCTAGTGTGGTTAATCGACCTGCTCATAGGTAAAGACCATTGCTCAGAGTGTTGGGTATACTGGAAAGTGAGAAAGGAATGGAAATAAAACGACTAAACCCTGTTGCAAAAGCACTTAGGCATCCTAAGTACAAACCAAGGGTAGTACCCGACAAAAAGAAACCTGTCCCTAACAGAAAACGTAAACACAAAGGAGAACAGCCTGATGAAAAAAGGTGAAATCAACGTAGACCTGATTGAGCATATGGGTGATGACCTTACGGTTGTACGTGCTGCACGAGTGTCCTACGCTAATACTTCTGACTGGCGTGGTCAGATACACTCAGGGGAATTTCGTGTCCTCAGTGACAAGGATATACGCCTAATCAGCTTTCTAGCAAAGCATAAACATACGTCCCCATTTGGACATGGGTTTGCTACCTTCCGTGTGGATGCACCAGTGTTTGTCGCCCGACAGTTAGTGAAACATAAGTTCCTACGTTGGAATGAGATTAGTCGTCGCTACGTGAAGTATGAACCAGAGTTCTATGAGCCTTATTGGCGTGAGAAACCTGAGAACTCTAAGCAGGGTTCAGGGGGTCCGATGGAAATTAGCCAAGAAGCTGAAATGATGTTTCATGCGACCTTACGTAATGCCTTATCAACTTATGACATGATGATCAAGGAAGGTGTTGCACCTGAACAGGCACGATCCATCTTACCACAGAACATGATGACTTCGTGGTATTGGTCTGGATCGTTAGACGCATGGGCTGACATGTGTAAGCTACGTTGTGCTAAGGATACACAAGCAGAGACACGCATTGTTGCCTCTGTGATCTATGGTGAAATGTTGAAGCTGTACCCTGTGTCGTGGGCAGCACTGATGGACCAAGAAGAATGACTTGGTTTCTGGTATTAGTGTGGGTTTACCAAGGTACCCCGTCAGTGGAAATTATAGATAAGTACAAGTCTATGTATGATTGCTTTTATGCATTTGAATTATACGAGGATCAGGTACAAGAGGAAATGCAATTAGTTTGCGTGAAGGAGAAAACCAATGACTGATGCAGGAATACTTGGAGTAGAAACAATAGAAGAACACGAAGACGGTAGTGCCACCTACAAGTTTCACATGGATGCACATTGTCGTGGGTTACTGGCAGAGGAAGGGTTGAAGCTAGTTCTCTACTGTGCAGCAGCCAACATGGACATGCAGCTAGTCTATGACTTCATTGAGGATCATATTAAGTACGAGAAAGATGAACTAACAGAGTATGAGTTTGGTACTACAGATGAACCACAGAAATGTGTGTCGTGTGGGGGTCCAGCGAAGTCTGACTTCTGTGAATTTTGTCTGAATGAGGAATAAGATGGATAAAGAGTTTCACGAATATGCACACAACATTGCACGTAACTACAACACAGAGGATTACGAAGATATATATCAACAGGCGTGGGTATATCTTCTGGAAGCCAAAGAGAGTGGGCTGAAGGGCGTAGAATGCTTCTGGGACGCACGGTTTCGTTCTAACCTGTGGTCTAACTACAAAAACCGTTTGGTTACTCTACCTATGCGCACAGGCTCTAAGGAGTTAGCTGACACACAAGAGATGGAATTTGAAATACATGACCACACTATTACTACTAATGATCATGCAGAGGCTTACGAAACGTATAGTGAAATTCAGTACCTTCGTAAAAACATGGAGAAGCTGAACAGTCGAGAACTTGGGTTACTGAAAGAGGTATATGCAGATGGTCTATCGTTTCGTGATCTAGCAAGTAAGTACGGTCAGTCTAACGAGATGTGGCGAAAATACCACAACAAAATAATAAGTAAGCTAAAAAGTTGTCAGGAGAAAAATTAAGTTACTATATACTAAAGTCCCCCTTTAGGTTTACAACTACTACAGGAAATAAAGATGACTGATGATGAATACTATAATGAACTTATGAATAAGACACCTTCTGATGTCGTTTACAACTGGCAGGATTGTGTCGAAGGTTTCAAGCAAGCTGATGTAGATATGGGTAGTGCCTTTCATCGTAAGATAGAATGGATGAACAGGGCTGCTGATATATACTTAAAAGAAAACGACAAGATGGCAGGGTTTGTCGGTAGATTCTCAAAATACTGTGAGATTTCTTATGACTACGGCAAGAAACTTAATAGAGCAAGAAAAGTGCAGTGGACTGCACCAAACTTTAGTCACGATGCCATAGAAGCACTCTTGTCTGCCCCAGAGGAGTTACGTGAAGAGATTGTGTCGTCAGATAAACCTATGACTGCACCAGAGGTCGTAGAGGCTAAGAATAACTATAATGATGCTCAGACTAAACCTGAGTTTAGTAACGTAAAGACTGAATTAGATAACGGTACAATAACGCCGTTTGAAGCATCTGAAATAGTTAAAGAACGTAAGGCAAGTATACCTGTTGTGCCAGACTACAACGTCGAAGAAGCTATGGGTGCAATTAAAGGTATTTCCCAGATGTTTGGGCAGCGTTACACAGGTGAAACAACTGATGCAGCACAAGTTTTGTTGGATCGTATTATGGAAGGATATGACAAAGATGACATAGGATTAAGTATCGCTAGGGATTATGCCAAATGGTTCTTGTCGCTAAAACAGGTCATTGATCTTGTTGGACCAGAACTTGAGAAATTCTTATCAGATAAACCAAACCTTAAACTTGTAAACTAGGAGAACCCGATATGAGTAAAGCAGCAAAAAACGTATGGATGTCAGCACAACAGACCTGCCTTGATCTTGGAATTATGCCCACTGAGGACAATGCACAAACATTAATAAAGCGTGGTGCAACATCTGTAAAAAGTGGTCAGAATTATGCGGCACGTAGTGGAATACAAGATGTATCACAGAAACCTTACACTAATGAGTTTGGTGAGCAAGAAATCTTAGAAACGATCTGTGATAGAAACATGGAATATGCAGAGCGTTTTGTAGAGAGAAACATGTCAAAGTTCCAAGGTGGTGTACATAACATGACTTTGGCATCCTTATACATCATGCGCCGTCAACGTCAGAAACTAGACGAACTGTCTAAAAAATAAATAAAAGGAGAACCACATGACAGAACAAGCACACCTACCATGTCCTTATGTGTCGTGTGGTTCTTCTGATGCCTTTAGTTTTAACACTAATGGTTATGGGAAGTGCCATGCTTGCGATACAGGTTACCCTTCAAAACAAGAGATGTTCGATTGGGCAAAGGAGAAGTACCCCACAATGGAAAAAGATGGATTTGATAACCTACGTTCTATAGTGTCGTCACAACCTACAGCAATGTCGCAGAAGACCTACAAGGAAATGCGTGGGATCACTGCAAAGACTATGGAAGAATTTGATGTCGTGACTGATGACTTTACGCAAGAGTACACATACCCCTCTGGTGGAAAGAAAGTGCGTATGATTGCAGACAAGAAGTTCTTCACCAAGGATGGCTTCAAGGGTGACGAGTTGTTTGGTATGAACCTGTTCCCTGCTGGGTGTAGCAAATTTGTCACAATAACAGAAGGTGAACTAGACGCTATGTCTGCATGGCAGATGCTCAAGTCTAACTGGACTACACCTGTTGTGTCGTTACCATCAGCTACCCCATCGAAGAAATTATGGGAAAACTGTAAGGAGTGGTTAGACAGCTTTGAGAAGATCATTCTATCTGTCGATAACGATGAAGCAGGTAACAATGTCGCTGACCGTATGTCACGCCTGTTTCCTAACAAGGTCTACCGTGTAGATCACGGTCAGTACAAGGATGCTAACGACTTCCTACAGGCAGGTAAAGCACAGGACTACAAGTCCTCATGGTGGAAGCCTATCAAGCACACACCAGAGAACGTCATCAATACTGCTGACCAGTTCTTGAAGCTGTATGAGGACACGCCAGAGCATGTGTATGTACCAACAGGTATTCAGGCACTAGACGACAAAATCTTGGGCCTGATGCAGGGACACTTCACTATGTTCAAGGCACCTACTGGTATTGGTAAGACAGAACTGATGCGCTACCTAGAATATCAGATGCTACAACGTAACATCCCTATCGCTACGTGGCACCTAGAGGAGACTAAGCTACGTTCATTGTTAGGGCTTGCGTCCTACAAGATGAATGACAACGTAACACGCCGTGACTTAATTGAGGACAAGGGGGTTGATAAAGAAGTACGTGAGGCCATCGTTGACCTTACTAAAGGGGAGAACCTTTATCAATTCTACTTGGGGGACGGACAGGGGGCCGACGAACTGTGTGATCAGATACGGTTCTTTAGTCAGGCATGTGACTGTAAGTTTGTATTCTTTGAGCCTATCCAAGATGTCATCACTGGCACTGA